TACAAAAGTAACTGTAAAAAAAAGACATAGATGTCCAAAAGGAACAAGAAAAAACAAAAAAACTGGTAAATGTGAACCATATTCTAACATCAAGTCAAAACAAGTGAAAAACGATAAAAAAGTTTCCGTAAAAAAACAGAAAAAAGAGATTAATAAAACTCAAATCGGAACTGTTGTTATTAAAAGTATTAATCCTTCTTTAAAACAGAATGTCGAAAAATCAGTTAGCATAATAAAATCATTTACACCATCTGTAGATAAACGACTTCAATCTCTCCAATCTCTTACACCTGAATTTGGAATATTTGGTTGTAAACAGTTAGAAATTTCTATTGAAAAAAAAGGAGGAAGAAAATGTGTTAAATGGAACTCAAAAGAAGCACAACGTCACTTATTGGCAAATCTTAATTCAAAAATGATGCCTTTATGTCAAGATATTGTCGCACCCAAACAGGCTCAGTCTAATTGTTGGTTTAATAGTTTTTTTATGGTATTTTTCATAAGTGATAAAGGGAGAAAATTCACAAGATATTTAAGACAAATTATGATTACCAGCACAAGATTAGATGCGAGTAAATTAAGTTCTAGTTTAAAATGGCCTTTCTTTTTGCTTAATAAATGTATAGAAGCTTCATTGCGATCTGTTAACGTCGGTGATATTAATAGTAAATTTGCTTACTTAATGGATACAAATGAAATTATAAAAGGCATTTATGATAATTTACCAGCATCCTTGAAAAAAAAGAAACGATATGGTTTGGCAATAAAAACAGGTGAAGCTCATAATCCTATTACCTATTATGAAGGTATTGTTAATTATTTGGATTCTCCATTAAAATCTAAACAGCGACAATTAACAATGGATTGGGTTACATTACATATGGGAAGTAAAACACGAAAAGGTTTTGAAGATATACTTTCAAATCATTTCAATGTTGTTAATAGACTTGATAAAATTCCAGATTTTTTTGTAGTGGATTTTCACTCACAAATTAGTGAATCAACTGTAAAACCACTTGAATTAAATTTAGATTTTGGATCTAATACAGGCAAAACCCAAAAAGTAAAATATGTTTTGGATGCGGCAGTTTTAAGAGATACTAAGAAAGTGCACTTCAGTGCTTACTTAACTTGTAATGGAAATCAATATGGGTTTGATGGAGAAAGTCACGCTAGAATGCAACCGTTTAAGTGGAAAAATAAATTAAATAAAAATACACAATGGCGTTTTGCTGAGGAGTATAATACATTTTTTAATTTTAAAAATGGTTATCAAATGTTGCTTTACTATCGCGTTTAATCTCTCTATATTTTTCAAACAGACTTAAAATAACAGAACAATATTTACTTAGATGTGTAAATGTTGTTATTGTCCCTGTATAAAATGCGAATGTAGTAAAGAATGTTGTAGAAATATACCAATAAAAAGATATTTTTTACCATTAATAGGAGCATTGGTATTAATATGGTTTGAAGAATTCAGAGATTTTGTTTATTTGCCGATAGTTGTAGGTGGTGTATTTTTTATCATATTTTGGAATTATCCCTGGTTAGTTTATTATACAGCTTCAAAACCTTTATATTATCAAGATTTGTTTATAGATGAAAAGAAATTACCTAATTATTCTATCAGCAAAAAAATAAAGAACAAATTTCAATTGATATTGGATTGGGTTCTTATAGTAACAAATACATTGTTGACAGCAGCATTAGCAGATTATTGGTTATATAGAATAAATACGTCAGGATATATAGAAATAATTGGAATAACGGGAGGTATTATAAAAATTTTCCAAATGGTAAATAATACGATAAGTCGCATAATGTTAAAGATTTTAAAAAGTTATATTAAGGATGAAAATCAGAGATATAGAGAACAACAGAGAGAAATAATTAAAAATATAATTAAACTTAAGCGCGTAGACAATGGACTATGGAAAATTTTAGATGGAGTCTCAAAATCTGAGAGTGAGGATAATTGTATAGAAATGATAGATTTATCTCGAAAAACAGAATTTACAGTCCCCAACAGAGAGAGAATTCATACAATTTAATCTTTATATAATATATATGAGTAAAGCCATTAGAAATGAAATAGAAAAGGCAACTTTTTTGGATGGGAAAGGAAAAAAAATAAATAGAATTGGTGAAGGATTAGATATAGATTATGGTGATCATTGTGATGATAGAAATGTAATGTGTTTTTTTAATCATCGTTGGTTACCTAGACTTAAGAAAATGCAAACTTCAAAAGAAGTCGAAAAACAAATAGATGATTTTTTTACCAAAATTCCTAGTTTAGCTGGCACGGAAGAAGAAAGAAAGATAATGACACGATTAAGAGAATCGGGATTGGGACGAAAAATGGTATCAGCACCAGTAGTAGCTGAAGCAATGATGAATAATATAAGATTGAGCGATTTTAATAACAATAATGGTATGTTTAATAATGAAGGAAAACTTATATATTTGCCAAATAATACTTCAAATGGTGCTGCTGCATCAAAAGGAGGAAGGCGTCGAAGAAAAACAAAAAAACGAAAACGACGTAAATCTAAAAAACGGCGTAAAACTCGTAAACCTAAAAAAAAGCACCGTCGCAGAACAAAAAAACGACGATAATTATTTTAAAATATATCTTAAAGAGATGGATATATTTTACATTATAATGAATTGGATTTTTCTTTTTTGCTTTACTTTACTTGCAGGTGATCCTAGCCAAATTTGTTATAAAACGGCAAATGGTGCTCTTTATGATGATTTAGCTCATTTTACAAGCTGGCGACAAATATACAACAAAACATATGAGGGAGAAACAAATTTAACAAATAAATTTAATAATTGGATGAGAAATCGCAAATATATTGATAGTTATAATGCTAAAACAACACATATGCAATTAGAGTTAAATGAATTTGCAGATATTCACTGGGTCGAATGGATTAATAGAAAAGGTTCAAATCGAAAAATGGCGGAACTAGAAATTCCAGAACCAATTGAAATGATGCCTGAACCTTTTTTACCTGATTCTGTAGATTGGAGGGATAAAGGTGTAGTAACTCCGATAAAAAACCAACAACAATGTGGCTCTTGTTGGGCGTTTTCGGCTGTAGGTTCAATTGAAGGTGCGCACGCATTAAAAACAGGAGATTTGGTAAGTTTAAGTGAATCACAAATTGTGGATTGTGACACAAATGGGACTGATCAAGGATGTAATGGAGGATTTATGGATGGTGCATTTAAATATGTAATAGGTAATAAAGGTATTGAAAAAGAAAAAGATTATCCATACGACCCTCAAGATGATCCTTGTGTATTTAATAGTTCAAAAGTTGCCGCAACTATATCTAGTTATCAAGATGTTAAAGGTGGAGAGCAAGGTTTAAAAGCTGCCGTTGCTAAGCACGGTCCAATATCAGTAGGAATTGATGCATCAAGTGCCAGCTTTCAGTTTTATAAAAACGGTGTGTATTATGAGCCGGACTGTTCTCCTACTATGTTAGATCACGGAGTTCTTGTTGTTGGTTATGGAACAACAAAAAATGGCACAGATTATTGGATTGTAAAAAATAGTTGGGGTGAAAGCTGGGGAGATAAGGGTTATATTTATATGTCAAGAAATCGTGATAACAATTGTGGTATAGCTACACAACCATCTTATCCTGTTGTTTAACATTGGTCAAAAGGACGAAACAAAAAGCAACCGACAACACCTAAAGCAATTCCTTGATAAAAAATATTACGTCTAATCTTAGCTGATTCTTTCTTTATAGCAAGTTGTTTTGGTGTAAGTGAGTCTTTAAAAGGTGTTCCTACATTTCTTGTTCTAATCATATAAAATATAGACGCAATACAGTATGTAGCCATAGCATAAGCTAAATAATTTGACATTACACAAATATTACCAATCATTATATTATTATCTAATATTTTAATATAATGAATATTTATTTACCAGAACCATTATTTTTTATTATTTACAGTTATGTAGGACATAATTCTCTATATTTAAATAGAACTTACTACAAATTATTACAAGATCGTCGAAAAGAATTTGTGGATAGACCACTTAGAATATCATATCGTTTATGTAAATGGCGTGAAAAACACTATGATATTGAGAGCAATTATTCTAGAAAAACAAGACCTAGTATGAGAGTTGAAACAGAAAATACACTAGATATTAGTGGAGGTAGAATTTTTGGAGAAATGGATGATACAGGAACATTATGCCAATTTACGAAAAAATTTGAGGATTCATTAATACCAGTAAGTATATGTAAACTAACTATATATCCATTTCCGTGTAGAGTTGTTAGTTATTGGACACTTTTTAGTTTAAAGTGTGAAGATATAGAGAGATATAATCGTTATAAGGATCTATGGGTTATTTAATTACATACTCTCCGGACCTTGTGGACCGGCTGGTTTCTGGAAAATTCTAATGCACTCCCAGATTTTGGCAGATTCTTGAACATTAAAAACTCCTCTTTTTTGAGCAACATTTAAAAATCCTACCATAACATTAAGAGATACGTTCTCATTTGTAATAGGAACATCAACAAGATTAACCTGTTGTTGCTGTTGCTGTTGTTGCTGTTGTGATTGTGACACTTGTTTGGTTTCAGATGCGGCCGTCGTATCGACAGATTCTTTAGCTAAGACAACGTTTTCACTCATTATAATATTATTATAATAATGAGTTTTAAGTGGTTTTAATTACTTTTTATTTTTAATTTTTTTTTGAAACTATTGAAAAATAATCACCTCGCGTTTCATCCTTTTCATAAGCGTATGTGCGCAAATTTGGATAGTATGGTAATATATCTTCAGTGTATATTTTATCATAATCATTTTTTGTTCCTTTTAGTTCTCTTACGATCAAATTAAAATTTTCAGTATTATCTGTTGTTATTTCTGCTAAAATTATATTACCTGATAGATCAGTAAATTTTTTTTTGCAAGATTCTAAATCAAAAGACATATATATATATATTAAAATAAAAATAAGTTAAATTTATCTTATTTCTCCACCTGGGAAGCCACCCCCAGGTTTTCCAGGATCTTCAATAGGTGGAAATCCTTCCCCTAATTCGTCATCTGGCAAATATGGAACTACACGAAATCTCCATCCTTTTTTTTCTGTAGATCCATCACTACGAAAATAGAATCTTATAACCCTATATCCAACACCTAGTTTTTCAGGCTGCCCTGAAACACCATTCAATAATCTAGCCTTTGTTTCTGTAGCTGGAAATACCCACCCATTTTTTGATCCAGATGCATTATATCTGCCGCCAGCAAAACTGGTTCCCCAGTTTGGTCTGGTTGTTCTCATTTTTTGTAACCAGGGAACATTAGGTGCAACCTTAGGAATTGCTGTCCCTGTTTGATAATTTTCCAATGTGTCCTCTTGTCCTTCTGGAAGTGGTTTATCTGACACTTGAAATCCCAATAAATCATATGCACTGAAATCAAAATCTTCAAATGAAAATCCTATACTTGTTTGTAAAGAAGACCCAGAATAAATTTCAAAAGTTAACCCAACGGGACTATAAAAAGTTAAATAATATTCCGCTTTCCTAGGATAATTCGAACTAATATTAGCATCTGCAAATTCAAAATAATCGTTTATAGTTTTTCTATTCCAATCATCGGGTATAAAGAAATTTTTTGTATTATTTTCTGAATTTAGTAATATAATATCTCCTCTCTCAATTTGTTTTGCATCTGAAGGATAATCAGGGGGAACACCAGAAGGCATAGATTTTCCTCTAAAATGACTGCCTATAGAAATATTATTACTAGGAACGAAAGTATTATCACTCCATTGTTGCCCTATAAATTGGCTAATTGATACTGGAGTAGAACCATTATGAAGTGTTCCATTAACAACAGAATAAATATCACTCCATTTTACTGCACCAGATGGAATTGTCATTATATATATTTAATTATTTTAAAAATTAAATATTTATTTATTATTATTTTTTTTTAAATCATCTATTTGTTTTTGTTGCTCTTTAATACAAGCAATTAAAAATGGAACAAGTTTTTCATATCTTACGGCTTTATATCCACTATCTCTTGTCGCAGTAGCTTCTGAAATTACTGCTTCAACTTCTTGTGCAATTACACCTATATCGTGTCCTTTATTATTATGTATTTCACTATTTTCTATCCAATCAAATGTATAACCATTAATTTGTTTTAATTTATCTAAAGGATTTTCTATAAGTTTAATATTTTGTTTTAATCTTGAATCTGATGTATGAAATGCTGTAATGTCTCCTTTCACTGTGAGTGCTCCACCTAGCGCTAGTGTGCTTGATCCACTAAGAGCATTTTGCACATTTGTAAAAGTTACTGAAGCATCAGAACCATTTGATCCAGCAGGTCCTCTTTCTCCTTGTGGCCCTTGACTACCCGTATCTCCTTTATCTCCCTTAGCCCCTTGACCCCCTGTGTCTCCCTTAGGACCTTCTGGACCTTGTGGACCTGTATCTCCTTTATCTCCCTTAGCCCCTTGACCTCCTGTGTCTCCCTTAAGACCTTGAGGTCCTTGAGCGCCTGTATCTCCCTTAAGACCTTGTGGCCCTTGACCGCCTGTGTCTCCCTTAAGACCTTGAGGTCCTTGAGCGCCTGTATCTCCCTTAAGACCTTGTGGCCCTTGACCGCCTGTATCTCCTTTAAGACCTTGTGGTCCTTGTGGACCAGTATCTCCTTTAAGACCTTGTGGACCTTGTGGACCAGTATCTCCTTTAAGACCTTGTGCGCCTCTGGGTCCTTCTACCCCGGCATCACCTTGTGGACCTTGAACTCCTTGTGCGCCTCTGGGTCCTTCTACCCCGGTGTCTCCCTTAAGACCTTGAGGTCCTTGAGCGCCTCTGGGTCCTTCTGGTCCAGTATCTCCTTTAAGACCTTGTGCGCCCCTGGGTCCTTCTGCTCCGGTGTCACCTTTTGCACCTGTGGCTCCTTTAACTCCTTGTATTCCTTGTATTCCTTGAGCACCAACTAGACCTCTTTCTCCTTGAGGTCCTTGTGCACCTGTATCGCCTTTTGCACCTGTGGCTCCTTTAACTCCTTGTATTCCTTGTATTCCTTGAGCACCAACTAGTCCTCTTTCTCCTTGAGGTCCTTGTGCTCCTGTATCGCCTTTTGCACCTGTGGCTCCTTTAACTCCTTGTATTCCCTGTATTCCTTGAGCTCCAACTAGACCTCTTTCTCCTTGAGGTCCTTGTGCACCTGTATCGCCTTTTGCGCCCGTGGCTCCTTTAACTCCTTGTATTCCTTGTATACCTTGAGCACCAACTAGACCTCTTTC